GAAGAGTTGTTGGTGGTGAAATTATTATCGTTAACAAATATCTTATTAATGATTTTGAAAAAATTGGAATTTGGTCTGAAGATTTGAAAAATGAAATCATTATTAATGAAGGATCAATTCAAAATATCAATTTTAATAATTATTTGGATCCTGAAGATAAGAATTACAATAAGAAAGTTAGACGTATTGAACACTTAATTCCTAAGTATAAAACTATTTGGGAGATTTCACAAAAACAACTTATTGATATGGCAGCAGATAGAGCACCTTTTATTGATCAATCACAATCAATGAATATCTATATGGCAAATCCAACATTATCAAAGATCACATCATCACATTTTCATTCATGGGAAAGTGGTTTGAAAACACTTTGTTATTATGTTAGAACAAAGGCTATATCAACAGGAGCAAAACATTTGGCATTAGATATGTCAAAAAAACAAACTCCGCCTCCACCACCACCTGATAGAATATTAAAAGAAGGTGTTATTCCTACAAGACCAACAGATTCAGATTTTGAATGTTTTGGATGTTCTTCATAGAAAATTAGAAATCACTGAGAAATCGGTGATTTTTTTTTTGTTTTGATATATTTATTACTAAGTAAAACAAAATTATGAAAAGAATTATAAAACTTACAGAAAGAGATTTAACCCGTATTGTTAGACGAGTTATCAATGAAAGACAATATTTAAATGAGGGTGACAGTATTGAACACGTTAAATTGCAGATTGAAGTTCCCCAAAGAACAGACCAAAATACAAAAAAAACGTATTATGATTACACGGCCGGTGTTTCTTTTATGGTAATACCAACTGGTGAACAGAAAAAAAACATGAAAAGTTTACGGTCTATAACTACGGTTAATGGTAATAAAATAAATCTAACACCAGGTCAAGGATTAAACTCTAAATTTGTCGCAGGAGCAGACCAACAAAAAAAAACACAAGCTACTAACGTTTTGGCCCCAAATTTTAAACCAGGGTCTGAAATAATAGCATCTGGAATGGATGGAACAAAAGTTTCAATAGAAAAAACTGACGGAACTATTATTTCTTATTTGGCAACACCAATAATTGTTAAATCATTTCCACTACAATATTAAACTAAAAATCCCAACACAAAAATAAAAAAATTATGAAAAGAATTATAAAACTTACAGAAAGAGATTTAACTAGAATTGTTAAACGAGTTATAAATGAAAGACAATATTTAATGGAAGGTGCGGACCCAAGAATTACCACCTTGTTTAATAATATCGTCACACAAGTAAATTCTAAAATAGCGGAAATAAATAAATCAAAAGGGTCTAAAATTCCTAATGTTTCATTTAAAGAGGTTGCCGCTGACGACCCTACTTTGGTGAATTATAATGTCTATATGGGTCAAAGTGACCTTGGGCAAGTTCCTCAGAAATATTTAGTAACAAACGCCGGTCAAAATTGGTCTGCATTTGAAAATAAAATTTACAATTTATTTAAATATTCAACAAATCCTGTATTAAGTAATGTGTTAAAGGCAAATGGTTTAGGAAATAACATGTCAGAATTTTCAAATGCCGCGACTTTAGTTGTTTCTAAAATATTACAAGGTTTTCAATGGGAGGGTAAACCAACACAAAAAGAATCAGATCTAAGACGTATTGTTAAAAATGTAATGAATGAAAGACGTTACTTAATGGAAGGTGAAGATACTTCTAAATTAGAACCGGCAATTACCAATTGGATAAATGCTATTAATGCGGTTTATGGAACTCAAATGAAATTAGGTAAGTCAGGAACTAATGTTAACATTACAGGTGGTGTTAGAGATATTTTACTATATGCTTTACCTTTAACATTCCCAGATGATAAAGCAAAGATTTATCCTAGAATAACTAATGGTTTTAAAACTATTAAAAGTGATATGGCAGGCCAAGACCCAAATAAAAAACTATTGTTTATGACTTGTATACCTAGACTTGCAAGTAGTGGAGGTAAAGTTCCTCAAGGATGTGAAACCGTAATGAAAGACCCATCTATTATAACTAAAGCTAATGCGATGAACACGGCTTACGACAATTTAGTTAGATTAGTTACACCAGCACAATAATAAAAAAACAAAATTATTTAAACCCTCCCCACACAGGAGGGTTTTTTATTTTCATAATATTTTTACTTAAAAAAAACTAAACTTATATTTATATGTGATATGGCAAATGGTATTACTTATGGAATTTCTTTCCCTTTTGTTGATTCATTCACGGGAAGGTATTTGGATGTTACTAACTCAACGGAGGGTGAAATAAGATCTAGTTTAGTTCATTTGATTTTAACAAGAAAAGGATCAAGATATTATCTTCCTGATTTTGGAACAAGACTTTATGAATATATTTTTGAACCTTTAGATGGGCCGACATTTTCAGATATAGAAGCCGAAATTAAAAGTAGTGTTGGAACATATATGCCAAATCTACAAATAACAAATATTACTGTTGAACCAGCATCGGCTGGTTTAGAAAATAAAGGTTATACTGTAAATAAAGATGGGGAGCGTGAATTTAAAGTAACGAACATATCAGAACTTGAACATACCGCAAGGATCAAAATAGATTATCGAATTACGGATTCGGCTTTTGAATCTAGTGATTTTATAATAATCAATATTTAATAATATATGGCAGAGAAGAAAATATCATACACAGTTAGAGACTTTCAAGGAGTAAGAACGGAATTAATTAATTTTACAAGAACGTATTATCCTGATTTAGTTCAAAACTTCAACGATGCGGGTATTTTCTCTGTAATGTTGGATCTTAACGCTGCGGTCACAGATAACTTAAATTTCCAAATAGACAGAAGTATTCAAGAAACTGTTCTTCAGTTCGCACAACAAAAAAATTCTATATATAATATTGCTAGAACTTATGGACTTAAAGTCCCAGGTCAAAGACCATCGGTTGCTTTAATTGACTTTTCAATTACAGTCCCGGCATTTGGGGATAGAGAAGATTTAAGATATTGTGGTATTCTAAGAAGAGGATCACAAGCCAGTGGTGGAGGACAACCATTTGAAACGGTTTATGATATTGATTTTGCTTCACCTATTAATGCTGAAGGTTCGCCAAATAGAGTTAAAATACCAAATTTTGATTCTAGTGGTAAATTATTAAATTATACAATCGTTAAACGAGAGGTTGTTGTTAATGGAATTACAAAAGTATATAAAAGAGTTATTACACCAAATGACTCAAAACCATATTTAGAATTATTTTTACCTGAAAAAAATGTTTTAGGAATTACAAGTGTTTTATTAAAATCAGGAACACAATACTCCACAATACCAAACCCACAAGATTTTTTAACCTTAGGTCCTGAAAGATGGTTTGAGGTGGATGCTTTGGTTCAAGACAGGGTTTTTGTTGAAGACCCAACAAAAGTATCGGATCAACCAGGTATTAAAGTTGGAACGTATATTACAACATCAAACAAATTTATTTCAGAATATACTCCTGAAGGGTTTTGTAAGATGACATTTGGTGGTGGAAATATTTCTGCCGATGAGCAACTAAGAGAATTTGCTCGTGATGGTAAAGGATTTGATTTAAGTAGATATACTAACAATTACGCAATGGGGGCTGCTTTACCACCAAATACAACACTATTTGTTCAGTATAGAATCGGAGGTGGTTTATCTAGTAACTTAGGTATTAACACAATTAATCAAATTGGGACGGTTTCATTCGCTGTTAATGGACCATCTGAAAGTGTTAATAGAAGTGTGATTAATAGTTTACAGTGTAATAATGTGACCGCAGCTATCGGAGGTGCTAATCCACCAACAACTGAAGATGTGAGAAACATGGTTTCATTTAATTTTGCAGCACAAAAAAGAGCGGTTACCGTAAATGATTATGATTCTTTAATTAGAACAATGCCATCACAATTTGGGGCACCTGCCAAAGTTGCAATCACTGAAGAAAATAATAAAATCAGGATTAAAATGTTATCATATGACACCAGTGGTTCTTTAACCAATGTGGTGTCTAATACATTAAAACAAAATGTTGCAAACTATTTGTCTAATTATCGAATGATAAATGATTATATATCAATAGAATCTGCAGATATTATTGACTTGGCAATAACTGTTGATGTTGTGTTAGATAATAGTCAAAATCAAGGGGCAATTGTTGCAAAAACCATTCAAATTGTTGGAGAATTCTTTAACCCACTGGTTAGACAATTAGGTCAAAATGTTAATATTTCGGAGTTAAGAAGGTTAATCCAATCTGAAAATGGAATAGTTAGTGTGTCCGACGTATCATTCTTCAATCAAGTTGGAGGTCAGTATTCATCAGCACAGACATCGATGCCATATTCAGATCCTGTAACAAGACAAATCCAACCAACCGC